ATTTGATGACAACGACGGGTAGAACCAGGTCACCTCACCGAATGCTGAATTGTGGATGGCGTACACCTTGGACGCCTGGTTCAGATTCATGTTGTTGAAGACGTAGTCTCCGACATCGCACTGCATGGGCTTAACGTAACCATCGTAGGACCAGAAGCCAGATTGACTCATCCAGAGACAGGAGGTGTCGATGGCGGCAACCGCCTGCGCTGAGATGACGCCGCACCCGCTGCCCACCTTCTCAAATGAGTAGACAAATGGCAGTCCGATGTAGCTGGCGACGTGCGCGTCGGTATCAGTAAACAGGATGTTGACGCCTCGCACGCGCTTGCCGCACTTCAGCGATCCTGGCGTTGTCAGTTCAAAGTCGCCGGCCTGGTTGGTGGATGCCGCCGTCCAGACCGTGTTGTCCTCCTGATCGCACCACTTCACTAGGCGCGGATTGCCCGACGCACCCAGGGCAAACATGATGCGCTCACTAGTCACCATAATGGCAGAGCAGCCTGTCGGTGCGTTGGTAATGACGGCTGCAAGGGTAGGGGTAGTGAAACCTAACTGCCACTCGTAAATCTTGCCGTCTTTATTGCTGCACGCGATCAGGTACTCGCCCCAGGTGTCCAGGCTCCAGGTGGTGGCCGGTATTGACCCCTCATCTGGTCGCGCAGTGCCATAGGACAAAGTGCCGTATGTGTAGAAGCCATATCCAGTTGTAGCGGTAGCGTTAGCAGTGCCAGCAGTGAATCCTGTTGGTGTGATGTCCTTCAATACCCCGCCAACATCCATCGCGTACAGCTTGGACTGAGTACCGGCAGCCGCAAAACGTGCCGCGCTGTTATCTCGCCAAGTGATAAACCCTCGGCATATTCCCGTCATGGCAGACGTGGATTTTCTCCTCCAACCACCGATGGGTCGCAGGGTATTCTCAAACCATCGCACTAGGTTGGAGTCGTACCAGCGGCCAATTGCCTGGTACTCAGTGCCGTTGCGGTAAACGCCTGGGGGAATCTTTAAGGGGATGAGTGCCATGATTACACCGATAGGTTGGAGACAAACGACAGTGTAACGATGGCAGACGGTACTGCTGGCCTGGTCGGACTGGCGCTGGCAGCAAAGTGTTCGATGCTGACTCCTACATCTGATACCCGATACACGATTTCAACATAGTCATTGGCCGCCAAACTGACAAAGAAGTTCAACGTACCAATTATGTGAGATGGGTCGCCTGATGACTTTCTTGGGCCGAGTCCAAACCTACTGTTTGAATTGTCAATGTTTGTGCCGTTCTTGCGGAACCACAAATCTACGTCTTGCGTGTCATTTGTGGTGTTCTTGAACTGAATAGAAAACTGTACGTTGTAGATGCCAGCCTGCGATACGTTCAGCCTGGAGGAGTTTGAGAGCGTGACGCCGTTATTGAAGTCGGTCGTGTTAAACGTGACGGCGTAGGCGGTGGTAGTGTTAGCCGCCACCTGGTCTGTGGAGTCCTGGAACGCGCCATATGGGGCGTTGAGGTACTTACCACCTCGCGGTCCGAATAACGCGCCTAAAGCGCTTGTGATGCGGGTGGCGTAGATGCCGATGTTGCTGATTGTCTGACTGAAGAACAGGCGGTCATATGTATCACCAGGACTGCCGAGATTCGGCTGCGCTGGCGTTCTGATCTGGCCTGTGTAGTCGGTCATACGTTTCGTTCAAAGTGTGGGCAGTCCACCAGCGATCTGAAGTTCCCACCCCAACGATTCTTCGGGTGCAGCGTCTCCCAGTACGCGCCAATCGGAGCCAGGATAGCTTTGTCCCAGATGATTTTCCCGTCCTTGAAGAAGTTCAAGTCCATTGCGCACCGCTTGAGGTGGATGGAGTTCATGGTCTTAGACCGGCCTGTCTTGACGTAAATGGCCTGCTGCTCCGGTGTACGCGCCAACTCGCCGCCAGTGACCATAAAGCCTTGGTCTGTGGCGTACTGAATTAGCTTGCACATATCCAGCAGAAAAGCCGCTTGTTCTTGACTAAGACTCATACAAACCCCTTTTCTGAACAACTAACTCAATGCAAGTGGAATCCACTACCGCGCCCATTTTGGCGTATTCCTCTTGCTTTTCCATAACAACGGCAATGCACTTTTGTCTGTCGGTGTAGTAGGCATTTTGCTGGAAGAACTCGCAATGCCCATTTATACAGATGTACAAGACGGGAATGAAGATGCTCATTTGTTGGTCCTCATTTCTGCGAGCTTCTCGACGGTCCTGCCTCCAAAATAAGCGCCCATGATTAGCATTCCCCAATTGCCCAGCAAAGTCACATAGGACTCGTTGGCGTTGTAGCCGTATGCGCTCATCATGGCAAAGAGAAAGTAACCGCAGAAAATAGCAATTAGCGACATAGGCCGGATGTTCTTAGACAGCCACGAATCGCTAGACATATCCGCTTTCCAGCGGTCTGTGATGTTGTTGGCGTCAGCCTGTGCAGCTTTTGCGTACAGCTCCAGTTCAGCCATCTCTAGCTTGGCCTTCTCGATACCGAGTTCAAGCAAACGCTCTTCATGTTTGAACTGCAACTCGCGCAGCTTCTCAACGTCGGCTGGTGTAGGGTTGTCGGGTATTTTCACGCCGAGAGTGTTCTCGACCACCTCTTTGCCCTTGGCCTGGATAGCGGAAGAAAGCAGCCCCAGGCCGTTTTCCGCAAGAGTACCGAGTAGTGCGCCAAGTATTGGAATCATCAGAAACCCCTATTCATAATAACGTTAAACGTGATGCTCACCAGTGGGACAACGATAGCGGATGCGCCGGAAATCCAGAGTGTGTTCATAATGATTGCCACTTTTGCTGCCTTGTCCTTTTGCTTGCGTTCCGCTTCTTCTCTTTCCATCGTGTTGCGCTCCTTAATCATCCTAGTGCGCTCTGCCATCATCTCTTCCCAAACCGGAGCATTCCCTGAGTAGAAGAGGATGTCCTTCAGTTCCTTCTCATGCTCCCGCAATGCCTTGGATGCCAGTGCGATCTGGAGAGCCTGAGAACTGATCTGTGCATCTGTCTTTCCTATGCTTGCAATCCTGGCTTTGCTGCTCGCTAGGTGAACTGTATCCGCTGCTTGATAAAAACCGCTGAATTCTTTGTATAGGCCGTGGATGTCTTTACCAAGAGCAATGGCTTTTTTATGCCAGCAACAGCAGCTTGTGCCATAGCGAATGCGGTGAACGGGTCCATTACTTCTTGTTCACAACTACCCAGCGGCAGATGCGTCCGTCTTTGTCAAGGAATTCATTTGCTCTAAGCATCTTGTCCTCATCTTTCCTAGGGATACGACAAACTAAAACTATCTTTGTCTCAGTGCCAGGCCACGGGCTTTCAGCCGAGGCAAGCAGAGAAATCACTTGTCGGCCTTGCTTTCCAGCTTGTCAAAGATGCGCTCCAGAGTCGCGTCAATCTTGTCTAGGCGGCTTTCAATGTCTGCCTTGCTGACGTAGTTCTTTGGCAAGTCAATCTCAATGGCCTTAATGTCTGCCTTCAACGCCTTGACGGAGTCCCATATCTCTTTGCACCACCAGCCAACGGCGACCAGGATCGCGCCTCCGATGAAGTTGATCATTGGCTGGAATTCCATTTACGCGCTCCAGGGCAGTGCTTGTGATGTCGGAGAAACAGGTGGATTGACCATGCTGTTAATCTGGCTCTGCACGCACGCTTGCATATTGCTCACGGTTTGCGGGTCAGCCCAGCCAACCACTTGGGCTTGGGTCAGTTGAGCGTAGGGCGTGAACGCCTCACCCTGCTGGATAGTGAATTGCTGGTAAAAGTCAATGGCGGCAGTGTATGTGCCATCTACTCCAGTGACGAGGTAGTTGACATTGACAACAACATCGGTCTGCCCAGCCTCTTGGGGCAGCGTATACATTTGAGTGACGGTGGTGGTAAATGTAGTCATGTTAATTTCCATTCAACTGAGATTGAAGTTGCGCTACTTGAGCCGACAGCTCTTTGACTGCGTTTACCAAGTACCAAGTCAAATTATCTGCATCCACGGTCATCACACCAGTAGATTCTGTCTTAACGCATTCGGGCAAAACAGCTTGTAGTTCTTGGGCAATTACGCCAAGCTGAATGCCTTGCTTTTGAATAGCTTGGTCTTGCGAAACATCGGTGATTTCTTTGGGCAATCGATACTCAAAGTTACGCACTTGGATTTGATTGATGATGTTCAATCCGGTGTTGTTGTCAACAATGTTTTTCTTGATGCGTTGGTCGGAAGTTATAGACCATGCTGCTGAATTATTGCCTTGATAAACACCGCCGCCGCTTGGGTTAATAAACCCTGTGCTTGAGCCTTTACCAGTTGTACCGTTAGTGCCTACAATAATTTCACCAATGTCTGAAGTATCAGCAGCAGTTGCAGATGTGCCAACAAACACGCAATTATTGCCAAATCCTGCATTACCCGCATAAGCACCCACCATTACCGCGTTAGAGCCTGTTCCGCTTTGTCCGGCAGAAGCCCCAATAACAACATTAGCTGTTCCTGCACTAGCATTGTTAGAGGCATTTGTGCCAATTGCTATTGAAGAAGCTGCACCTGTTGCTAATTGCAATGCTTGTGCTCCTATACCAATAATGTCATTTTGAGTAGTGTTTGTGTAAACTGCATTTAAGCCAATTGCAATAGATGTGCCGCTAGTGGTTGAATATGCAGCTCTATAACCAACTGCAACAACTGTTCCATTTTGTGTTGTATAACCCGCTTGATAACCAATGGCAACATTGCTTGCGCCGCTTGTAATGCCTTGTAATGCACCAGAACCAACCGCCGTGTTGGTAGCGACAGCACTAGCGCCTCGGCCTACGGTTAGTCCTTCAATTGACCCGGCACCCGTAACCGTAAGCGTTGTGGATGCGGTAAGTGAAGTAAACGCGCCAGTCGTAGGAGTTGTCGCTCCAACAGTGCCATTGATATTGATGGAGGCAGTGCCAGTCAGGTTGGTGACAACACCAGAGGCTGGAGTGCCTAATGCTGGAGTAGTTAAAACTGGACTGGTCAACGTCTTATTGGTCAGCGTATCGGTAGTCGCCTTGCCAACCAGGGTATCTGTAGCCGCTGGCAAAGTAAGAACTGTAGTGCCAGCAACAGCAGTAGCCTGCAATGTAGTAGTGCCTGATGTAGACCCAGCAAACTTAGTCGTACCAGCAAGCGTGATCGTCTTGCCAGTGCCAATGTTCAAGCCGACGCTGGTTCCGGTTCCAGCCGCAGCAAATATTGCATCGACCGAGTCTAGGTCGGTGTTGATCTTTGTACCCCAGGTGTCGGTGCTTGCACCCACTTCAGGCTTGGTAAGAAGTAGGTTTGTCGTTGTCGTATCAGCCATGATTTACCTTTATGCGGCTTCTTGCCACGTTGTTGCATTATCGGAGATATCTGCCCACGTTTCACTGGTGTCAGATACCGGCGTCCAGGTCTCGGAAGTGTTGGCAATGGCCGTCCACGTTTCTGATGTATCGGGTATCGCGCCCCATGATTCGGAGGTGTCAGGTATCGCGCCCCATCCGAATCCAATCACTGTCCCAACCGCACCAGTTGCGCCGTTCCCAATTATCTCAATTGATGTGACATTTGAAACAGTGCCAACCGATCCAGTTCCGCTGACTCCGGTGATGGCCTGGGACAATCCGATGTTCACGGTCCCAACCGATCCGGTGGCCGCGCTACCAGTTACGGCCAGGCTTGAACTATTGGTGACAGTGCCTGGTGAGAGTGTCGCGCTGTTACCGGTTACGCCTACTGCCGCGCTGCCGGTGACGCTTCCAGCCGACAGGGTTGCAGAGTTCCCCGTAACCGCCGCCGTAGTGCTTGTCGCTACAGTTCCAACTGATGCCGTGGATGCATTGCCGGTGATGGCGACTGAGTACGTTATTCCTACAGTTCCGACATTGCCGGTGGCAATGACGCCATCCTCTTGCTCCGATGTATTTGCAAGCAGATTGCCAATGGCAAGCGTAGAGGCGTTGCCAGAGATGACAACATTGCCTATTCCATAGACACCAATGCCGTAGTAGCCTGTACCGTATGCAGCCACGGCGCTGCTCCTTCAGTTACGCCAGCCGGATCAGGCCGGTGCTGGAGTCGTTGGTTGGCATGGTCAGAGTGAACGTGCCAGCGGTAACTGTCTGCGATCCGAATGTGTGGACGCTTACCGCCTTGTTGCTCTGAGTTGAGTTGTAGATCAGGACCGCGTCAAACGCCGTGGATAGTGTCACGCTGCTAAAGACAATACTTGCGCTGGGCGTGATGAACGCCGTGGTGCTTGTCGATGACGGTGCAGTGCCAAAGGTGACCGTCACGCCACCGGCGGTGTAGCCAGTGCCGGACACCTCATTGGTAGCGCTGTAGGCGGTTGTGGATGCGTTGACGGTGGCGCTTGCCAGGTACAGCGCAGCCTTGAATGTGTCGGCGGTAGATGCGGTGTGCGCTGGCACTCCGGTCCCGTTAAATGCGTGTACGGCGTTGAGCAAGTCAACCTTGAACGATGTACACATTGCTTGCGTGTTCGCCATTTTTTATCCAATCATTTGAGTTATGCCCTCGCTGAACACATTGCGCTTCAGCACGACATGAACAGACCGATGCACCATTTCACCATCTAACCAATACTCAGTGAACGAAATTGTTTCGCTATCAGTTTCATCTGAACCCTCGCGCTTTTCAAGCAGCGAGTCATCCATCTCACCCTTTGTAGTGGTCACTATCATCCGAATGTCCTTGCTCTTGCCATCAAAGCGCCGCCCGTCATGGAGCCGCGTTCATCAGACAGGTTGAGTGCGTCGATGCCCTTCTGATACAGCCCAGCCCATACCTGGATTCTCGCATCATCCTGTAGGTACGGCGCGGCCTGTAGCAGCGAACCGTAAAGGTAAACATCGGGTGACAGAGTCAGCAGAAAATTGGTCGTGTTTGAGTTGGATAGCTTGCTAAGTTTTGCGTAGTAGATCAACTCAGAAACGTAGGACGTGTCAGGTGTCGGCAAGACGCGGATCTGTCCACCGATAACGCAAAAGTATTTAGGCTGGCCGCTGGCGCTGTAGCTGACTTGCAAGTCATCCATCGCGTTGATGGTCTGGAATACCAGCGGGGAGATGGGGTTCGTACCCGTCAGCTTGAACGATTTAGCTTCCAGATAGTCATTGGGCAGTGCGCTGTACTCGTCGCTGATGGTGGCGTTGGCCCTGACAATCATCTGCCTGATGCGGAGATCACGCTCCATCTGTGATTCCGCGAGAGAGACAAAGTCGGTGATGGCAGACGTGAGATCGCTACGGTTGAGCCAGTCGGCGACCGAGGCTTTCAGTTCAGCGTAGGTGCTAAGTGCCATGCTCTGCCTTTTCCTTCTCGATGTCG